CACACAAAACGGAAGTAGCCGGCCAGCAAGTGGTATGAGCTGGCGCCGTCGTGCGAGTTGATCAGAATTATCTCCGGCACTTCACCGCTGCCGGCGTTGATCAAGCTGCGGTGACGGAGGCGCACCATGTGGCGGGTGAATTCCCGTTTGCTGGCGTCGCGGGTCATCGACTGGCGCACTTCGTAGGGCGCAAAGCCTTCGCGCCACATCCCGCGCAAAATGTCGATCGTCGGGATATGAGTGTACCGCTCGGAGCGGCTGGCGTGGGCTTCGGTGGCCAGCACTGACGGAGCGTAGCGTGCGAACTGTTCGCCGGTGATCGGGGTCTGGCTGCGGAAGCTGTTGTCTTTGGTGCTGCTGGCGTAGCGGATCATGTGCGTGCCCTCCTGGGGCTGGGTTGTGATGGACTCATCAGTGCCGGCGTTACCGGTCAGACGCCTTACGGCGTTTCGTCCTGGATATTGACTTTTCCGATCAGTTTGACGGCTCCAATTTCGCGAGCGGCGACACCGCCCACGTTGTAGGCCTGCCGTTTGGCGCCAGTCCGGCTGCCGTAGCCGGTGGTGCCGTTTCCGCCGATGTCGATGACTTCGACGACTCTGCCCCGCTTGGGCGAGAGCAACTCAAGGCGGGCGGTGACTGCCTCTGAACGCCAGCCGGCGGGGGTGAATACTGCGGTGTTGTATTTCACGAGCATTTTGTCCTCCTGGGACTCTTGTTTCGGCCTTCTGGGCCTCGTCAGTAGCGCAGCGTCAGCGCTATACAAGTTGCCGGTTTGTCCTCTGAGGCATCCGCCCCGGCTCCCGGTGTTTGATCTGCTCCGGTCAGCAGTGGTTCGTCGTCGTGAGAGGCCATTTCCGCACGCCAAATACTTGATGTCAAGTACTTGCTACAAACTTTTTTAAATATTTTTCGGCCATCTTGCACAAAGCCGCAGCCTCCCTGAGACTCTGACCGGCGAAAAACTGTATAGGAGACACCGATGGCGAGCAGGATCACGATAGACATCGCTGACGACGGCGCCGCCGCTGTCACGATGGAGATGGACGGCGCCGAGCCGCAGATGATGGATTTTCCGAGCGCTGCAGAGGCGCTCGACGCTGTCGGGCAGATGCTCGAGGGCACAGAATCGCCGGACGCAATGTGGCAGCAAGAGGCCGCAGCGCGCGAGGCACCGATGTCAACTGATGAGGAGATGATGTGATGGACGTTTATCGCGCACGTAAAGGCGGCCCGGTCGGCAGCAACCAGGAGCAGGGTAAAGGCCAAATTCCCGGCAAAGTGTCCGTGCCGATGCCTGGCACCAACGCAACGCAGAAGTCGTACAAGAAAACAGGCGGCTCGGTCAAAGCCCCTGCCGGCTTCTCCGGTGGCGTGATCCCCGGCAAGGTCTGACATGCCAAAACACAACACCAGGGCGTCGCAGCTGCGCCGCCCTGAGACCGACGACGACGGCGCGCCTTTACTCGCGACGACAGCGTCTTTTGACATGCCCGCGCCTACTGGCCGCCGGCTGCCGAAAAACGCGAAAGGCGTTGTTGAGGGACGCGGCATCGCCGGTCAGCAGGCCAACCGCAGCGGAACGATCAATCTGAAATCCGTCGCCCAGGCTTGCATCGACGAAGGCCTAGACCCTGCTGCTGAGATCGCGCGTGTGCTGCGCACACAGGTGCCTGCTCGCGACCGATCAGGGGCAGTGATAATGGGCGAGGACGGCAAGCCGGTGATGATCGATCTGATCGATCCCGACACGAAAGTGCGCACTCTCACCGAGCTGCTGCAGTACAATCAACCCAAACTGAAAGCCATTGAAATGAAAATCAGCGGCACGCTTGAGATGAGCAGCGAGGAGATCGACGCCAGGCTCACTGCGCTTTTGGCGAAAGCGGTCTCTAAGTGACTGCGCAGCAGCGTCCCATAAACTTCTCGGCTCTCAGCCTGGATGAGCGGCGAGAGGTCTATGATCTGCTGCGCGAGAAGGATTTGCGCGCAAAGCGCAATCGCCTGTCAGCTTATAAACCGTACGGTAAACAACTCGAATTTCATGCAGCCGCCACGCAGTACCGAGAGCGGCTCTTCATGGCCGCGAACCAAAGCGGCAAAACGTATTCCGGCGCGTACGAAGTAGCGATGCACGCCACCGGCCGGTATCCGTCGTGGTGGACAGGGCATCGCTTTCCACGCGCTACCAGGTGGATGATCGGATCGGAGTCTGCGGAGCTCACGCGCAAAGGACAGCAGCGGCTGCTGATAGGCCCGCCTGAACTTCGCGATGAGTGGGGCACCGGCGCCATTCCGCACGACTGCCTCAAAGACACGAGCATGCGCCAGGGTGTCGCTGATGCGGTCGCCAGCTGCATCGTGCGGCACGTGTCCGGCGAGGACTCGGTCATTCAGTTCAACTCATACGACCAGGGCCGCACCAAATGGCAGGCTGACACAGTCGACGGCGTGTGGATGGACGAGGAGCCGCCGATGTCGATCTACAGCGAGGCGCTGACCCGCACCAACGCGACTCTTGGCATGGTTTTTGTCACGTTCACCCCGCTCATGGGCATGTCCGATGTAGTGCGCAGGTTCCTCCTGGACAAGCCGGACGGCACGACAGTGATCAGCATGACCGTCCACGATGTGGAGCACTACACCCCCGAAGAGCGTGAGCGGATCATCGCCAGTTACCCTGAACACGAGCGCGATGCGCGTACCAAGGGCATCCCGTCGATGGGCTCCGGCAGGGTCTTTCCGCTCGCCGATGAGGCGGTGGCCATTCAGCCGTTCGCGATACCCGCCCACTGGCCCCGAATCGTCGGCATCGACTTCGGCATCGATCACCCCACGGCAGCGGTCTGGCTGGCATGGGACCGCGACACCGACACGCTCTACGTCACCGACACCTACCGAGTCAAAGACAACGCCATCGTGCAGCACGCGGCTTCAGTGCGCACCCGCGGCAATTGGATTCCCGTTGCCTGGCCGCATGACGGCCTGCAGCGTGACAAGGGGTCAGGCCAGCAGCTGGCTGCGCAGTACAAGGCCCAGGGCTTGGCTATGCTGAAAGACCGCGCCACTTTTGAGGATGGCAGCAACGGCCTGGAGGCAGGGGTCGCCCAGCTGCTGGAACGAATGCAGACCCGCCGTCTGAGGGTGTTCAGTCATCTCAGCGACTGGTTCGAGGAGTTCCGCCTGTACCATCGCAAGGACGGCTTGATTGTTACGAAAGTTGATGACCTTATGGCGGCTACGCGATACGGTATGATGATGCGCAGGCACGCGAAGACGGCAGCCGAAGTGCAGCCACGCGGTTACACAGCGCCGGTCATCCCTTTCGGCGTATTTGACGAAGTGGCGGGGTACTGATGAGCATGGAAAACGAACTCAGCAAATTAAGCATTTTCGGCATGGCCCTCGGTCGCCAGCGTGACACCTGGATCCGCGCCCGTGCTGCGGCTGGCGTTGACAAGCGGTGGCTTGAAGACGAGGACCAGTACAACAGCAAGGACAACGTCAACCGCGCCGCGTCGCAGATGATGACCAGCGTTGAACAGGGCTACCCGGTCACGACGCAGCACGCCAAGCCGCACCGGTCGACGGTCTACATCGGTCTCACACGGCAGAAGACGAACGCCGCAGAGGCTCGGATTGCTGACATCCTGCTGCCGACGGACGACCGCAACTGGGGCATCAAACCTACCCCCGAGCCGTCAATCAGCGAGCTCGTGTCGGACAACGGCCAGGCGATCAACCCCGCCACTGGAGAGCAGGTCACCGACCAGCAAGGGAACCCGGTCACGATGAAGGCTGTCGCGCGGGCGATCATGGCCGACGCCAGACAGAAAGCGAAGGCGATGCAGACCACGATCGATGACCAGCTTATTGAGTCCGACTACAACGCCGAGCTGCGGGCTGTCATCCACGATGCCGCCAAGTGGGGCACCGGCATCCTGAAGGGTCCTGTCGTTATGAACCGCTCGCGGAAGGCCTGGAAGAAACTGGAGACCGGCGAGCAGGCGATGGTGTTCATTGAGGAAAAGGCTCCTGTCAGCTTCCGAGTCGACCCTCGAAACGTCTACCCTGATCCCGGCTGCGGGTCCAACATTCAGAACGGGAAAGGCATCTACGAACGCGACGAGCTGACAGCCAAGCGCGTGCGCGAGCTGGCCAAGCAGAAGGGCTACATGGAGGATCAACTGCGGAAGGTCCTTGAAGAAGGCCCCAAGCGTAGCCGAGCGTTGCAAGAGATTCGCGACGAAGAGCTTACCGACATCGCCGAAGACCTGTTTGAGAAGTGGGAATACACCGGCGAGGTAGACTACGACGACCTGGCCGCTGCCGGAGTTGAACTGGGCGAGAAAGACCAGCTGCGGACGGTCAGCGCGACCGTAGTGATGATCAACGACACCGTCGTTCGGGCGTTTATCAATCCTCTTGAAGACGGCTCTTTGCCGTTTGACGCGTTCATCTGGGAGAAGGCCGGCAACACGGTCTGGGGCTACGGCGTGCCGTACCTTATGCGCGCCCAGCAGCGAGTCCTGAACGCCGCCTGGCGGCAGATGATGGACAATGCAGGCGTCACCAGCGGCCCCCAGATTGTTGTCAAGCCTGGGGTAATCCAGCCGGCAGACAAGCAGTGGCAGTTGTCGGCCCGCAAGATATGGTACGCAACAGACGACGTTGACGACGTGCGGAAGGCGTTCACCTCGTTTGAGTTCAACAGTCACCAAGGCGAGCTGGCAAGTATCATTGAGATGGCGATGCAGCTTGCCGACGCAGAGACCGGCGTCCCGACCCTGATGCAGGGCGAGCAGGGCACAGCCCCTGACACCGTCGGCGGTATGCAGATGCTTATGACCTCCGCGAATGTCGTCCTGAAGCGACTGGTCAAGCAGTTTGACGATTTGGTGACAAAGCCACACATCCGTCGTTACTACGACTGGAACATGCTCTATAACGACGACGAGACGATCAAGGGCGACTTCAGCGTTGACGCCCGCGGCAGCTCAACGCTGGTCGTCCGCGACATCCAGAACCAGGCATTCCTGCAGTTGCTGGCGGCCGGTGCAAATCCTCTCTACGGCAAGTACCTGGATCCGAAGAAGTTGTTCGAGCGCGCGCTGCAGGCGCAGCACGTTGACCCGGCAGAGGTGTTCAAGTCCGACGAAGAGATTGAGGAGATCCTTGAAGCAGAGCGGCAGGCCGCGCAGCAGGGTCAGACTGAAGATCCTCGCGTCGTCGCCGCCAAGATCCGCGCCCAGACTGACGTGCAGCGCGTCCAGGCGCAGAACGAAGGCGACATGATGGAACTACAGACCCGCCTGCAGATTGCGCAGGAGGGCATCCGTGCGAGGCGTGAAGAGCGGCAGCAGATGATTGAGCTGGAGATGCTGAAGCTGGCCAACGCGCAGAACCTGTCCCTGGAACAGATCAAAGCGCGCCTGGGTGAGACCGCGATCAAGGAGCGCAGCAAGCAGAACCTGTTCGCCGCTGAGCGGCGCCTGAAGATGCAGATGGGCAGCGGTATATGAGCAAGGGTCTGATCGCCAAAGAGATGAAGTGCAACTCGCCGCGGTCCACACCGGACCACCCGAAGAAGAGCCACGTCGTTAAAGCCTGCGCGGATGGGAAAGAGAAGATCATCCGCTTCGGCCAAAAGGGCGTGAAGGGCTCGCCGGATGGCTCGGCCAGGAACAAAGCGTTTAAGGCGAGACACGCCAAGAATATCGCCAAGGGCAAGATGAGCGCAGCTTTCTGGGCGGACAAGGTGAAGTGGTGATGAAAGGGCTATACGCGAACATCCACGCCAAGCGTGAACGAATCAAAGCCGGATCGGGTGAAAGAATGCGCGAGCCAGGCAGCAAAGGGGCGCCGACCAATGAGTCCTTCAAGGCGGCAGCCAAAACCACCCGTAACGGGCTGATCAGCAAAGCACTGAGGAACAAGTAATGGCAACAGTACAGTTTTCGAGCACCCGCGACGGTGCAATCGTGGTGACGTGGGCAGCGATGGCCGGCACAGACGACGGCGCGCCGTTCCGCCTGCCGTGTTCAGCGGATCTGACGTTCCAGGTGGCCGGCACGTTTGGCGGAGCAACTTGCGCGCTGCAAGGCTCTAACAACGGTTCAACGTGGCACCCGCTAACGCAAAGCGCCGGCACCTCCAGCATGAGTTACACCACGGCGGCGTGCCACACAAGTAACGAAACGCCCCTGTTCGTTCGCCCAAACATCACCGGCGGCACGGGCAGCAGCATCACAGTTACTTTGGCTGCATTTCCACGATACGCCAAAACGGGGTACTGAGCATGAAACACACGGGGATGATGGTCGCGATGCTGTTCCTGGCCCGCGACCTGACGCACAGGCAGCACTTACGGACCACGTCCTACGCCGAGCACATGGCGCTGGCAGGGTTCTACGAGGGGGTGATCCCTCTCGTCGACGGTTTCGTCGAGGCTTACCAGGGGCGGTTCAACGAGCTACTTGACATCCCCCTCGGGGACAACGACTTCGAGGGCGAGATCGCCGACGTGCTGGAGCAGCAGATGTCTTGGATCGAGGACAACCGGGAGAAGGTCTGCCCCCGGAAAGAGACTGCTTTGAACAACGCTTTGGACGAGATCGTGACCCTGTATCAGAGCACGCTCTACAAGCTCCGGTTCTTGGCTTGACCCCCTGCTAGGGC